CTGGTGCAGGGAGAAATCTGATTACTGCATAACCATTACCTGCTTTATCAACTTCTGGCTTCCACAAACGATCATCTACACCGTTTGAACCTTTATTCATTTTTTCCACCTGACTAACAAGTTTTGCAGTCAGAGAACCAAGTGAGGATTGTTTTTTAAGATTAGAAAAAGACATTAGATTCTATTAGATTTACTTTTTATTTGTGTTAAAGAGGGAGGTTGGGTTTCTGTGTTCCAACACTGATGGGGCATTTCTACAGTTAGAAAGACCATCAGACCTGAGTTCTACTTGGTTTGTAGTTCTACTGTTCCCAGCAGCGAGCACCACCTCTAACTCATCACCTTAACTAGACATATGCCAGCAAGTTTATTCAGTCACTCCCGATGTAAGCGTCCTTACAAAGTTAATATAACACACTACTATTTAGTTGTCAAGCGTTTCTCTTAACTTACGAATTGAACCTTTTAATTTATCAAACATCTGCTCTACAGTCGCACCTCTGGGCATGCCCATTTGTCTCAAAGAATCTCTCATGTTTTCAGCAACCAACAATGCATCCTCATCCTCTGAGAGTTTGCATCTAAAATACATGAGTTTTTGTTTCTCTAATAATTCTTCAATCAAGTCAAGTTGTTCCAACTCGTTATCCTCATATCCAGTGACAGGAGCAAGAGCAGTGTCAATCAGATTGGACGTAACTAGATCTTGAAGTTCCTTAATGTCTTCAAGACTTTCTTTAACTATTTCAGAGTCGAAAAAATCACTCATTGAATAACTATCTCCTTGAGGGTTTGTTTATACTTTGCGAGGTTAATATTATTTAACAAAAAGGGTTTATACTTATCGAGTTTCATGCTAACGGTTTTCCACACAAAATCGTCTAACTTAACATCAAAGTCTTTTTTATATCCTAATAGTCCATCAAGTATTACCAAAGTCTCAACCGTAATACTTTTCTTTAAATGTTCTTTTATGATTATTGGATGCCTACCATTCTTACACTCAAACAAAGAATTAAATTCTTTGTCATGACAGAGATCTGTCATCTCTTGTCGGAAAAGATAATTTAAACTTTGTATTCTTTTCTTCCAAGTGTTATATTTATCTTCGCCAGTTTCTATGATCTCTCCGATCCACATCTTCTGTGGATCATCACACTGAGAAAAAATAGCTGTGAAGTAATCTACAATATCTTCGTCTTTCTTTTGACGAGACATCTTTTCAAAAAAATATTTGTCTTTTCTTTTATTAAATGATGTGGTGGTTGCATTTGTCTTACCACCATATTTAAAATAATCAAAGTTATCTTTCGTAAAGTGATTCTTGAATGCTAAGTAAGTTCGATAGCAATCAAAACCAGTCATAAGGGCAGTTTTGCTCTTGAGGTACGTTTTAGAAAGTTGAGTTCTGTTGCTTCCCATTTCAACTTCTCCTTGAGAGGTTTTGAAATGAGTTTGGGAACTGATTCAACGTCAATAGCATTTTGTTCGCAATAATGTATGATAGCATCAATATAACCTAAATTGTCATCTTTGACAATAGCCTCTATGTCCTGTGCAAACTGTGCTGAACAGAGAAACTTTTCTTTAAGTGCTTTGTTGATGTCACCCATTAACCACCATTCGGTTTTCGATAAAGTTTTTAACATATTTCACAAGTAATTTAATGTAGTCTCCTTTGTTTCTTTTATCATAAACATGAACTTCACCAGATGGTGTAACCATGATTGTGATAAGTTTTTGGACAGGAATTCCAGTCAGTTCATAATACATACAGGCATATGCAACCTCTTGAACAAAATATTGTTCAATCCATTCTTCTGGTTTAATCTTTTTTGAGGTCTTAAAATCAATAACAGCAAGTTCGCCTTCATATTCGGCGATGCAATCGACTCTTCCTGCCAGACCAAGATATTCAGAATAAAGTGTGCGTTCTATTGCGTGAATCTTTCCAATCTTATCTAGACTTGACTTCGCACTATGAAACATAAACTGAGTCAGAGGTTGAAACTCTTTCCAATCTAGTTTTTCATTCATCAAGTATGCTTGTGCAGCTTCATGAAAATCTGTACCACGACGAGTTGCCTCTCTTGTGACACGATCTGCTTCTTCATTCCCGACTCTCTTTCTCCATTCACGAAACACCTCTCGATTATAGAAACTGGTAACAGAGGTGATAGAAGGAACCCAATCATTACTGGGTAACTTATATAGGCGAAGTCCGTCGGTCTCTTTTTTCTCTAATTCTAAATCACCTAGATGATTTTCAATAATAAACATTACATACCCAATGCCATTTTCTTAAGAAGATATTGTCTCACAAGACCAGAACGAACGATGTCATTGATACCAAATTCGATCATTGCAAAGTCTTCAGGCATTTGTTCGATAATCTTCATGAAGTCAAGGATACCATTCTTCTCATTGGTTTTTTGTAAGTCTGTTTGACTTGCATCACCACAGAAAATGATTTTAGCATCCTCTCCTACTCTTGTTATTATACTATCTAATTCATGAAAATTCAAGTTTTGTGATTCATCAACTAACACAATTGCTTGATCAATAGTTGTTCCACGAATGAATGACGTACTCCAAAACTTAATACTATCTTGTTGTTTTAAATTACCATATAACATTTCAAAATCTGCATCAGACGGCATTTGAAACATGTACTTCACCATGTTCTTATATGGTATCTGATACAAGAAAGACTTGTCCTCATGATCGCCAGGCAAGAATCCAATCTCTCTTGTTGAGACAAGAGATCTTACAATGTAAAGTTGATTGTATGGAGTGTGTTGATCAAGAATATCTTTCAACGCAAGATATAAGGCGACGAAAGTTTTACCTGTTCCAGCTGCACCATAAGCAAAAATATTCTTACCCTCTTTATAATTATCAAAGAGAATTTTCTGATTATCGGTAATTGGTTCAATCTTATTTAAAAGATCTGAATTAATGGGTCGTTTTCTCTTCATCTGTTTCGCAGTCATTCCTACTCCAATCGGAGAATTATTTTTCTTTGCCATTACTTGTTTATCTTTGTAACTCTAGAGCCAGGTGATTTAGATGCCTTGTGTAGAACATCATTCCAACTAGGATTTTTGGTGATAAGCTTATCTCTCCACTCACCAACTTCTCCAAGTCCAGCGACTCCAGCATTCCAATCTTTATCCCACTCTGGATTATCATCTCTCCATGTGGAATACTCAACCATAGTCATTGATAATTCTTTTTTCTCCCCAGTCTCTTTGTGAATAACAGGATATGTAGGCATAAGTTTTAACGTTTTGTAATATTATTTAGACCCAATCAAGGGCTTTAGAAACTATAGGGAACTGTTCGGTAAATACCTTACGACATGCTTCTGCGATGTCCATGTGTTCCTTTTGTGTTCCATGTGCAGATCTAAGGTTAATATAATGCACCCAAGAACGGCAAGAACCAGTCATGTAAAGACGAGTTGGTGTTGCAAGTGGCAGAACCATACGAGCACATTCCTTTGCGACACCCGCCTCTAACATTCTTTTGTATAGTTTCTCTGCCTGATTAAAATGAGCAGTGATTGTCATTTCAATATCTTGTTTAACAAATTCATCAAGATCATCGGTAGAGTTCTGACGATTCTTAAGATCCTGTTTTCTTAGGGCTGGTAATGGTATCCTCTCTGCAATTAAATTTGTGTCTGCATATCTTTGAGAAAACTCTTGAAATGTAAAACTACGATGTCGTAGAATCTGTGCTGCAATCGCACGAGTAGTTTCAATCTCTAATGTCATTGAGGACTGTTCAAACACAGACCAATGTTGATGTTTAATGCAATACTTTAAAAGTCCAGCGAAGTCATCATTATTTTGATTCGATGGATTAGAAACTCTGGCAATATACGCCATTGTTTTCTCTGCATCGGGAGTGATGGATACTAATTTAACTGTTGGCATACGCTTTTTCTGCATAAGATCTTAGATAGTCTTGGAAACCTTGTTCAATACCATCTATTGTATCATGTTCATCACACCAAATGGTAGAAAACTCAAACACCGCCCTTGTATGATCCTCAAGGTGATGTATGAGAGATCTAAAACAAGCTTGTCTTAGTAATTGTTTTTCTTCTGAGTAACGAGGATCGTCACTCTTCATCCATGAAAACTTCATCATAGTCTGTAATATAAGGGTAAATCGTTTCATAATCGAGATTAGAACAAGTGTCTTTATTTGTATCTAATTCTGATTCTAACGCACCTACCACATTTTTCAAGTCTTTTAATATTGTTTTTATCTTTTCTTTATCCATTCAAAGGTCTCCCATCCTTTCCAAGCAATCCCATTTTTTTAACTTGAAACAAATTAGATTTCTGTTGTTTCTTTATCTTCTTATATTGTTTAATAATCTTATCTATCTCATCGTTAGATACTTTGACTTTGAGTTCTTTGGCCTCTTCTGAAGTGACAAAACCCATTCCTTGATTTTTTTCTCGTTCTTGTTTCTCTTCCAAATAGTCGTTGATTCCATTTTGTATTTCACCTTCGATGATATCATTGATTTGATTGCGAAGTTCGTCACTCATGAGTCTCCTTAATTGTTTTCATAACTTTACTGTAAAGATTAAATTTAACCCCCTTATGTTGCAAAAGAACCATTTTAGCTCTGGTCATTTCTTTACTATAAAAAATAATGGGTTCATTTTCTAATCCTACATCGCCACTCATGCATTCCTCCTGTTTCTTTTCTTTGGTTTGCTTGGTGCCTTAATACCATACAGTTTCGGATTAACAGTTCCGTGACCGTAATCGATTGAAATTAAAGAATTACCACCAAACTTATCGTAATACATATCAAACAGATTCACCTTCGCGCTAGCTCGAACAATGTCTTTTCTGACATCGCCGTTTGAATCTTTATATGTGACTATGTATGCATCAAGAGGAAATTGTGTGTTTCTTTCTTCATCTTTGTTACAATTTTCAACTAAAAGTTCTGTTGAATACTTATCAGGAAGAGTTTCTTTTTCTTTTAGAGTCCAATAAGTTTGAACTTCTGTTGTACTTTTTGTTTGAGTCATCCTCGATTACCCCATTGTATATCAGGAAACGCCTCTTCAACGATTGGACGAGTCAATTTATATTTCTTCTTTAGATTTTTATCTTTAACTAAACAGATAATCTCTGCCTCATCAGGATGCAAACCTTCTAGAAGTTGCATAAAAAGTTGTTCTCTCTTCATTGGTCGAAGAGAATCATTTCCCCCTTTCACAAAATTATATAATACCTTCCACTCATGGGCAAGATATGTATGTTCTGT